CTAACTCTCCAGTTTCCATGACTCATATGGCAATTGGTACTGGTACTGGCACTCCAGCTGCAGCTGATACCACTTTAGGAACTGAAACTGGTCGTGTATCACTTTCTGGTTCTGTTGTTTCTACAAACACTGTAACATATACAGCTACTTTCCCAGCTGGTACTGGTACAGGTGCTATTACTGAAGCAGGTATTTTTAATGCTTCTTCTTCTGGTACTATGCTTTGCCGTACTACTTTCCCAGTTGTTAATAAACAAGCTGGTGATACTATTGCTGTTACTTGGGTTGTAACTGTAAGTTAATTTTTAGGGTTTAAACATGGCTCATGTCTCAGGACACTCATCCCTAATTAAAACAATTCTGCACAAGTCTCTTGCAGAAGGTGTTTATAGGGATGTTACAACTAGAAGTTCTAACTATTACTATTTCTTAGGTAAAACTTTGGCATGGGACAATGAATTAGATCCGCCATATCCTATTGATAGTTATGCTTATGAACGAGATGTTCGTAATCAAATTATCACAATGAAACAAATTGGTCCGTCTGATGTATCATTCGTTGTTCCTCGTAGAAACTGGACTTCAGGTACAGTTTACGATATGTATGATGATGAATACTCAAACCAAATTATTGGTATTAATATTATCTCTGGTGGTTCTGGATATAATACACTACCAACTATTACAATTACTGGTGGTGGTGGAACAGGTGCACAATATACTGCAGTTGTCCTTGATGGACAAATCATTGATGTAGATCTAGTATCAAAAGGAACAGGATATACTTCAGTTCCAACTGTCACTGTTACAGGTGGTGGTGGAACTGGAGCAAATCTCGCAGCTGTGTTAAATCTAGCATATTCTGGTGAAAACAATCTAGAAGATGCAAACTTTTATGTTATGACAGATGACTATAATGTCTATAAATGTCTTGACAATAATAACAATGTTGTTTCTACCATTAAACCAACAGGAACATCTGTAAACCCAATATCAACCAGTGATGGTTATATTTGGAAATACATGTATAATGTTCCAATCAATTTAAGATCTAAATTTTTAGATGATAATTATATTCCTGTAACATCTGCTTTAACTAATCAGTTTTATTCTAATGGTACTGTTGATAATGTTATTATCAATAATAAAGGCACTGGATATACTACTGCAACAATTACTGTTACAGGTGACGGATATCGAGAAGAAGATCCTATCTTTTTAACTGGAGTTACAATTAATAGTGGCGGATCAGGCTACTCTTCACCAACAGTAACATTTAGCGATCCAGTTGCAGATGCATCTATTTTCATTTCATCTGCATCAGTATTTCTTGGACAAAGAATTTATACAGCTTCTGGAGATTTTTATGAAGTAACATCTCCAGGAACATTATCCTCTACTTCACCAACACATCGTTTAGGAACTGTTCAAAATGGAACAGCAACACTAAAATTTGTTGGATCGAGAGCAAAGGGTACTGCTTCTGTTACATCTGGTGCAATTACTGGTGTTACTTTAACAGGTGCTGTTCGAGAGATTAACTTAGTGACTGGTGGTTCAGGATATACTACTGCTCCAACTATCACATTTGCTGGTGGTGGAGGATCAGGTGCAGTTGCAGTAGCAAAAATGAATGCTGTTACTGGTAGTATTTTGTATATTACTGTAACAAATCCAGGAGATAATTATACTAGTGATCCTACTGTTCATTTTGGAACAGCATGGTCTGCTAATACTGCAGTTTTAGTTGGAGAACAATATTATGTTTCTAACAGACTCTATACTGTAACTGGCGCAGGAACTACGCATGCATCGACTGCACCTACACATACTTCAGGAGCAGCAACAAATGGAACAGCTACATTTACATATGTTGGTTCACCAGCATCTGGAACAGTTGTTCGTAGATATGGATATGGTTATTCTACCGTACCAACTGTAACTTTTACAGAAGTTGGTGGATCAAGTGCAGTTGGTGTTGTTACTGTTTCTAAATCTGAAGCAAAATTACTACCAATTTTAGATGGTGGGCAAATTGTTGGTGTTACTGCAGAAAATCCAGGAATTGGATATAGTGTTGCCACATTAGCAGTATCTGGTACTGGCACAGGTGCTGCGTTATCTGCAGATCTTAATATTGGAAATATTCAATCACTTCAAGCTAATAATGAAATCTTAACAACTGCTGGAACTATTAATGCAATTAAACTAATTTCTGGTGGTTATGGATACGGTGTAGCTACTATTGAAATTGAAGGTGATGGAACAGGTGCTACTGCTACTGCTACAATTGATACTGCAGCAGGAAGACTGACTAAAATTAATATAACAAATCCAGGTGCAGGATATACTTTTGCTAATGTTAAAATCGTTGGTAATGGTAAGGGTGCACGAGCTAGAGCAGTTATGCCACCATTTGGTGGACATGGCAAAAATGCTCCTGATGAATTATTTTCAAGAACATTAGTGTTTTATTCTAATGTTTCAACTGATTTAAATCAAGGATTAGAAGTTAATAACGACTATCGTCAAGTTGGCATTATTAAAAATCCTAGAACATATGGGTCAAATACCAGATACAATTCAGTTATTGGATCTGCTTGTTTCTTAGTTCAAGGTGCTATTAATACCACATATTTTCCTAAAGATACCGATGTAACTGTTAATGCAGTTAGTTATACTATTCCTACCTCTGCAGTAGATACATCAACAGAAATTATAACATACTCTGCACATGGTCTTTCTACAGGAAATAAAGTAACATATCAAAATGGTGGTGGGTCTTCAATAGCAGGATTAACAACTGGGACAGAGTATTATGTTATTAAGATAACTGATAATACAATTAAACTTGCAACATCTGCAGCAAACGCTAGTGCTAGTACAGCGATTAATTTAACAACGACAGGTAATAATGCTCAGTATCTTCGTGTTGCAGGAATACTAGAAAGTCAGTTTAGATATAGAGTTGTTACCTCTACAGCTAGTGCCGTATTACTACAATCATTAGATAACGATATTCCAGCTATCAATGATATTTTTGAAAACGAAGAGGGACAAACATTTACAGCATCATCAGTATCTAACCCAACCATTGATAAATATTCTGGTCAGTTAATGTATATTGATAATAAAGCTGGTTTTACCCCATCCGATGAAGAAACTGTTACTCTTAGAACGATCATCAAATTCTAAGATAAATATAGAAAACTAATCGAAAGAAGAAGAAAGAATGGCTATTAATTTTAATACCGAACCATATTATGACGATTTTGACGAAGAGAAGAAATTTTATCGTATTCTTTATCGTCCAGGGTATGCTGTTCAGGCTCGTGAACTCACCCAAATGCAGACTATTCTGCAGAATCAGATTAAACGACATGGAGACCACATCTTCAAAGAAGGTGCAATGGTTATTCCAGGACAAGTTTCTATCGACACAGGTATCGCATATGTAAAACTTGAATCATCTTATTCTTCTATTTTAACAGATACGATCGTTGAAGACCTAGTTGGTCTAACGATTGAAAATACAACTGGTCTTACTGCAGAAGTTATTTACTATGCTAAATCTTCAGGTGCAGATCCAGCAACATTGTTTGTTCGTTATACAAACTCTGGAACAAGTGGTACAGAAAAAGTATTTTCATCTGGTGATGTTTTAACAGATACTGCTGGCACTTATAGTGTTCAAGTTCTTGCAAGCAGTCCAGTAGGAACTGGCTCTATAGCAACTATTGAACAGGGTGTTTATTATCTTCGTGGTCACTTTGTTCTCGTTGAACCACAAACTATTATTCTTGACAAGTACACTAATACCCCTTCATATCGTATTGGTCTTCTTTCTGAAGAGAAAATTATTACTGCTGAAGAAGACGAAACATTATTTGATAATGCACAAAATTCATTTAACTATGCTGCTCCAGGTGCGCATCGTTATTCAATCGTAGCGACATTAACTAAACTATCTACTGCATCAGAAGCAGACGCTGATTTTATTGAATTAGTTCGTACTGGTGACGGACAAGTTAAAAAAGAAGTTCGTAGAACAGAATATGCAGTTTTAGAGGATACTTTTGCTCGTCGCACATATGATGAGTCTGGTGATTACACTGTTAAAAACTTTGAGATTGATGTTCGTGAGTATCGAAATAATAATCGTGGAGCATGGACAGCAGGTCGTGTTTATCTTACAGGTGATGTTGTAACAAATGCAAGCAAAACATATGTTGCACGAAATAGTGCAACAGCATCTTCAACTACACCTCCAACTCATACTGCTGGTGCAGTTTATGATGGTCCAGGTAATACTGGTGTTCAGTGGGAATACACAACTACACCATATTACAATCGTGGTATCTATTCTCCAGGAAACTCTGATAATCTTGCAACAAATCAAGCAAATGAAGCAAAACTTGCTGTTGGTTTAGAGCCAGGAAAGGCATATGTACAAGGTTATGAGATTGAAAAAGTTGCCACTGAATATGTAGCTGTTCAAAAATCTCGTGATTATGTTCAGTTAGAAAATCAATATATTCCAACACAAGTCGGTAATTATATTCTTGTTACAAATGTAAATAATCTACCACCTCTTGGTGATTTTGGAACAATTACATTATATGATAGAATTACTGCTTCTGTTGGCACTGCGCCAGCAGGTGCTACTGCTGTTGGTACTGCTCGTGTTCGTTTTATGGAATGGCATAATGGAACAATTGGTACACAAACTGCAATTTATAAACTAGGTTTGTTTGATGTTAAGATGAATGGAACTTTCGATTTTAATCGTAAAGTTAAGTCTGTTTTCTTTAATGTATCAAGTGATGCAAATCTTTCTTTCTCAGCAGATATTGAGCCAATATTAACTCGTGTTGTTGGTGCTGCAACAGCTTCTTCATCTACAACAATTACTGGTTCTGGTACATCTTTCCAAACTGACTTTATTGTTGGTGATGTAATTTCATTCGGTGGCACTAAGCGTCGTATTACTGCGATTGCTTCACAAGTATCTCTAACAGTTGATAGTAGCATTACTATTACAGGATCAACTATTGATCGTGTCACAACTACTGTTTATGAACCAGAGTATACAAATCTACTATTCCCATTACCATACTATGCAATTAAAGATGTTCGTTCTGCTTTACTTGCAAATGATACAATCTATACTGTATATGAGACATTTACGGGAACAGCTACGGTATCTGGATCACCAACATTAACTCTCTCAACTGCATCAGGAAATTTTGCTTCAGCAGCAGAGTCAGATAATTATATCGTTGTAGATAATGATTCTGGAGCAGGTGGTGCTATTGTTGCTCCAAGTTCTATTACTCCATCTGGATCTAGTGTTACAATTGCTCTTGGTTCTACATATTCTGGTAGAAACATGAAAGTTGTTGCAGCGATTAATAAGAGTGGTTCTGTTTTAACCGAAAAAACTAAAACTCTTGTATCATCAGCAACTGCTACTTTTACAACAAAAGCAACTGCACAAAACTCTACACTTCTTCTTGGTGTAGCTGATGGTTATCGTTTAATTAGTGTTAAAATGAAATCTGGAACATTTGCGTCTCCAGGTGCAACTTATTCTATTGATATTTCAGATCGTTACGAATTTGATTCTGGTCAGCGTAATACTCATTACGATCAAGCAAGATTACTTCTTAAGAGTTCATATGCTCCACCAGAAGCACCAATTGAAGTAACATTTGATTATTTTACACATTCTACTGGTGACTACTTCACTGTAAACTCATATCCAGCCAATGTAGACTACAAAGCGATTCCTTATTTTAATGGTCTTGCATTAAGAGATTGCGTTGATTTCCGTCCAAGAATTGATGATGCAGGTACTACATTTAGTGGAACTGGTGCGTCAACATCTCTTGTTCCAAAGCGTGGTATTGATGTTGTTACCGACTTCACATACTATCTTGCAAGAAAAGCAAAAATTGCTGTAGACTTTGGTGGTAATTTCTTTGCGATTGATGGTGTTCCATCTTTAAATCCAGGACAACCATTGGATCCAGCACTTGGTCTAGTCATGTACAATTTAACATTAGAACCATATACATTTGGTACTAATAGCAACAATGTACAGATTGATAGAATTGACAATAAACGCTATACAATGCGTGATATTGGCAAACTAGAAAAACGAATTGACAATCTTGAATATTATACTTCATTATCTCTATTAGAACAACAAACTGAGTCATTAGATGTTATCGATTCTGATGGTGAAACAAGATTTAAAAATGGATTTATCGTAGACGGATTTACAGGACATAATACTGGTGATACATTAAATCCAGATTACCTATGTGCTGTTGACATGGAACAAGCAGAACTTCGTCCATTTTATTCTATGCAGAACATTAATCTGCTAGAAAAATTATCAAGTGATGCTAGTCGTTCTTCTGCTAACTACAAATTATATGGCGATGTGATTACATTGCCAGTAACAAGTCATGTTCCACTTATTACGCAACCATATGCTTCTCGTTTAGAGAATATTAATCCATTTGCAGTATTTACTTTCTTGGGTGATGTTAAAATTAACCCATCATCTGATGATTGGTTTGAAATAGATCGTCGTCCAGATCTTGTGATTGATATTGAAGGTAATTACAATTCTGTTAAAAATATTGCAGAGCGTTCAGGTGTTCTAGGAACAATATGGAATGCTTGGCAAAATACATGGTCAGGCACTCCAGTAAATGTAGGCAGAACAACATTTACTTTTGGTGGTGCGTGGGCGTCTGGTCGAGGTGATGTTCGTTTATCACAACAAGAAGTTCAACAGCGTTTTGGTATTACTGGATGGGGTAATGCTCGTCAAATTACTGTTGATACTACTGCTACTCAGGTTGGGCAATCAAGAACTGGTGTTAAAACATCTTTAGTTACTAAGATTGATAGACAAGTTGTTGGAGATCGTGTTCTCTCAACTGCAGCGATTCCTTACATTCGTTCTAGAAATATTTTAGTTCAAATACAAAAATTAAAACCAAACACTCGTTTTTATCCATTCTTTGATAATATTAGTGTTGCATCGTATTGCACACCAGCATCTAAATTAGTTTATACTCCAGCTTCTGGTGCATTTAATATTGATACTAATGTTGGTGGTTTGGCTTCAGGTGCTGCTCGTAGGATTGGTGGTGACTCACAAGTTTGTTTAAATCGTGGAGATGTAATTACTGGTGGCACTTCAGGTGCAACTGCAGTCGTTGTTGGTAAAGAATTTAATCCTGATACTAGCACATATGCATTATATGTTGTTAATATCATCGGAACATTCTCTGCAACTGAGACAATCACAGGTTCTGTTTCTGCAGCGACTGGTACAGTTGTTTCTGTAACAGCAGGTTCTACAGGTGGTAATCTTGTAACAAACTTTAATGGTGATCTTCAATTATTGTTTAACATCCCAAATACTGATGCATTAAGATTCCGTTGCGGAACTCGTGAATTAAAATTAGTAGATGTTTCAACAGCAGAGGGTGACTTTACTTCTCGTGCTCGTGCAAACTATCGTGCAGAGGGTATTTTAGAAACTCGTCAACAAACTGTACATTCAGTTCGTAATGCAGAATTAGTTGAAGAACGACTAACAGAAAATAGAGTTATCACTCAAACAGCAGATCGTATTGTATCAGATACTGGATGGTGGGATCCTCTCGCACAAACATTCTTAATTGAACAAAAAGGTGGCTGTTTCCTATCTAAAGTTGATGTATTCTTCGCAACTAAAGATGATAAAATTCCAGTGATGTTAGAAATCCGTGAAGTTGTAAATGGATATCCAGGAAAGCGTGTTCTACCATTCTCTCGTGTCACATTAAAGCCAGAGCAGGTAAATCTTTCTGCAACTACTGTAAATCTTGATGGAGTTGCTGTTAATAAATGGGACACTGCTACAACCTTCACATTCCCATCTCCTGTTTATGTTCAGGAAAATACTGAATATGCTATCGTTTTAGCATCAGATTCAAATGCATATAAAGTTTGGATTTCTCAAGTTGGTGAACAAATGCCAGGAACTGCTCGTACAATTTCTGAACAACCATATCTTGGATCTCTATTTAAATCACAAAACGCATCTACTTGGACTGCTGATCAAACTCAAGACTTAAAGTTTGTTATCTATCGTGCACAATTTGATACAAGTGTTATTGCTAATGTTGAGTATGTAAATGATGTTATTCCATTACAAACTCTTGATACTGATCCATTTGAAACACGCAATGGACAAACTAAAGTTCGTGTATGGCATCGTGATCACGGAATGCCATCTGGCTCTCGTGTAACAATTAGTGGTGTTGCTGCAGCAGTTAATAATGTCCCAGCTGCACAATTAAATACTACTCATGTTATTAGCGATGTTGATTTAGATTCTTATGTAGTTACAGTTGCAACAGCAGCAAATGCTTCAGGTTATGGTGGCGGATCTGCAATTAAAGCAACTAGAAATTTACAGTTTGATACTATTCAACCATCTGTTCAGATTCAAACATTCTCTGATACTCCAGTTGAGTTTGGAATTAAAACAACTACAGGTAAATCTGTAGACTCTACAACTCAAACTGCGTATGTTCAAGAAGCATCGTTTACTGGAATTCTTGCAAACGAAAACAACTACTTTGGTGCACCACGAATGATTGCTTCTGAGATTAATGAGACATTGTCATTAAGTGGTAATAAATCAATGACAATGAATGTTACATTTAGTTCTACTAATAATGCATTATCACCAATTCTTGATACTCATAGAACAAGTGCTATTGTGATTAGTAATAAGGCTAATAATCCTTCAGAAACTAACATGAATGTGGCTGGATTAGATGACAATGCTCTAGTTTCTGGCTCTTCTGTTGTTTCTATTGTTGGTTCAACTGTAACAACTGCAGACGCTACAACACAAGCATTATTTAAAACTGCCACTGTTGGTAAGTATATGACTATTGCTGGTGCAAGTTCTGGTTCAAGCACTCGTTTAATTACTGCAGTTGCTTCTGATGGCTCTTCGATTACTTTCTCTGCTGCACCAGCTGCATGTACTGGAAACATAACTCTAACTCAGCGTGAAAGATTTGTTGACGAGATTGCTCCATTTGAGTCTTCAACATATAGCAAATATGTAACTAAGAAAGTTAATTTGGCAAATCCTTCTAACTTCTTGAAGATTCGTTTTGCCGTTAATCTTCCACCAGATGCATCTGTTGAGGTATATTATAAAACAGCAGTTGTTGGCTCAACTGCTTCTTTTGATGCAGTACCATATACCAGAATGACTGCAGATGGCACAATTGCTAATTTTGCAAATGGAACAAATCGTTTTGTAGATGCTACATACAGCGCATCTAACTTAGATTCTTTTGATGCTGTTACCGTTAAACTTGTATTAAAGTCTACAAATTCTTCTGAAGTTCCAAGAATTAAAGATCTTCGTGTTATTGCGTGCGCATAATGAATCTAGTAAAAATTGAAAATAGTTCTAATCTAGCCAGAGACATCAACAGTGGTGCTGTGATAAATACTAATGTTGTCGAGTATGAAAATTACATGGCTAGAAAACGATCTAATAAAGATTTAAAAGAGCAAATTAAACAAAACTCTGATGATATTAAAAATTTAAAGTCAGACATAGCAGAGATTAAAAATCTTTTAGTCTCTTTAGTTAATAAGGAACAATAATGGCAGTCATCGTATTAAGATCCGTTAAAGGCAGTCCCCTTACGATTGCTGAAGCAGATGCTAATTTTACCAATTTAAATACAGAAGTTGGTACTAAATTAGACACTTCTTCATATACAGCAGCTGATGTCCTCTCAAAATTATTAACTGTTGATGGTCCAGGATCTGGTTTAAACGCTGATTTATTAGATGGGTTAAATTCAAGTAGTTCTGATACAACAGGTAATACTGTTGTTACTCGTAACAGT